CTTTATTTCTACGATTGATAGCTTTCTGTAGGATAGTTACAGCGTTGCGTTGACCATGATTGATACACATATCAAAGTAGGTCATTCTAAGTTCTTTTTGGAGTTGACCTGCTCTTGAGGGTTTCCAGTACATATTCTGATAGATTTCAGCAGCAGTTTCTAGGGTCATATCGACTACTTCATCTCTGGTGGCTTCTCTACCCAGGAAGTTGCCAAGAGTTTTGATAGTGACTCCATATTTAGTTAAGCCACCTCTATCCTCTTTTACGTCTGCCAGACCACCCTCATTATCAAATACATGTTGTAGGTATCCTTCAAACTCTTCTTGGTCTTTTTGTTCTTGAGTTTTGGCAGGTCTACCTCTTTTCTTAGGTGCGTCCTCTTCTTCAGTTACTTCTTGATTCTCTTCACTCATTAGCATCTCCTGAAAGTGGAATGGATTCTTCGATGTTAAACAATTGGCGATCTCTCTCTTCACTGAGAACATCGTTAATCATCTTGTTAATTGAGATTTGTTTTTCATCAGATATTGACTTCAGCCATTGGTGTTGCCTATTATCAATTCTGAGTGGAAACTGTTTCCACACCTTAACCTCATTGTTCTTAAAAGTCTGTTTTCTAGCCAAAATATTACCCCATTATTTTCTGCTATTATACTATGAATTTGGTATCTTATTCAAACAGATAATACAAGATAACATTAAACAGTGTTAAAGTTTTATTCCTTTATTGTGCTCATCTTTTCTATCACAGGTTGGTAGACCTCTTTTTCCAGTTTTTTTATCAGTGTCTCTATATCATCTTTATTGCTTATCACAGTGCTCCAACCATTAAAATTATCCAACTGTGTTTCACTGGAGTGTTGCACTATGTTTTTTTTATGTTCATATTCCTTAACGATCTGTTCTACAAGATTGGTATTAATGGGATCTGAGTATCTCTCCAATCTAACTAAGAAACACTCACCCTTTCTCTTGATGTAATCTACTTCATTTTGGAACCTCAAGTCATCTATTATAATGATATCATTATCAGAATTATATTTATCTGAGAATAGAATATCTAACCATATTTCTTCAGATAGTTCTTCTCTGTAGTTTAACCCTACAAGCTGTAAGAGTTCCCTATAGGTTTTACTATATTGCGACATCTGTGTCTTATTATCTTGTATATAACTAATATTCTTATTAGTTAGGGTAGAGACAATTTCGTAGACAGGTTTGGCAACAGACTTCAGTTTAGGATTATAAGAAGTCTCTTTAAACATGTTGTAGAGTAAGCTTGCGCTGAGTGTTTTACCACTAGACAGCTTACCTGATAGTGCAACAATCATGCTTTCTTAAAGGTATTGAGCTTACTATTGATCTGGTTTAGGTTGCTTTTAATCTGAGTAGAGATTTTGAACTCTTCAGGGATATTGTTTTCATCAAATTCAGGAAACTCTTTTTTGATTTCCTGGATCAACTGTTGTTTAGCACCTTTAAGCTGTTGCAGTTTGTCCTTCTGTGTTTGAATTTGATTGTGGATGGTGATTAAGTCTTGGTTGTTCATCTTCAATTCTCCTCTGATATTGTTCAATGATAGCCTGACGTATCTTAATAATCTTGAAGTAATCTGCTTTGATGTTGTTGAATTCTTCTTGTTTATTGATCTTATCCTGAAGGGTTAAGTTTTCAGGTGTGTTAAGACTAATCAACTTATCAAAAGCATGGAAAGATTTCTTATTTTTAAGAATCTCTTTGTTATTAATATTGGAAGTGGTTAAGTTTTCTGGTTCCAGCAATACTTCCAGAGTAGCATAACCAACCACATAACACAAGTATGAATCTTCTTTATGCAGGATAGAGACAAGTATAGTTGGCTCTTTAGTCTTGTTATTAATCAATGGCAAGTGAGAGTACCTGGCATTGTATGAGAAAGACTTAATACCACACTCAATTTCTTTGTAGTCTTCTTGATCTGAGAACCTAGCCACCATTGGATTAAGATTTAATACACTCTTGCCAGTTACCTCTTCAACAGCCATCTCTCCTATTCTGCTAATCATCCACCTGTACTTCAGATTCTCAGGATCTTTCCATACATACTTCTCAAATCTGATGGCATGTTGGTATCTCTCTTCTGTGTACTGATTAATTGCCTTAATGCCATCAGAGTCTTTTTTTAGATTATATGTCAAACATGGTTCATACTTCATGAATGGATCTAAGCACTCAGTGTATTCTGGTGCAAGCTCTGATGTATAATTTTCATGAACCACAAACTTTTTACTCTCTTCAATAGTAAACCCACCAAACTTAACTTCTTCTTTATCTAAGAATCCATCAAGCTTTTGGTCAGGGTGAAAGAACCCACTTAACTTATTGTTTAACACCTTATTTGCTCACCAAATCTGGAAGATCTGCTTCTTCTCTAATAGTGATAATTGGCTGATTGTTATCTTCTTTTTCCTTAAGTCTACTCAACATCATGTTGATAAAACCTGTCTGAGAAATGCCTAGTTTCTTAGAGGCACTCTTAAGATACTGATTACTAACTTGGGTTAACCAAAAACTCTTCTGCACTCTACCAGATTCACTCATAATCTCCATCCCCATCGACTCCTTTTTTTTGAACAATAGTATTATGATAGCATCACTATATATCAATTGTCAACCCTTCCTCATCTGAGACACTACAATAGATAAAACCTTGATCATCTTGAAATAAATATAATGAGTCTACATGTAAAAGTTCAGGGAACATTTCCTTATCATCTTCATCTATTTTAAAAAGTATTTCTTCATCATCTGTTATTTCATCATAAGCTCCATCTAGATATAAATCATAATAGTATGGCACATAATATTTTTCTCCCTCAAATTTTCCTGGACTAATTATTATTTTATCATCATCTATTTTAAGTATGTGTTCCATCATTATCTTATACCCCAAATATCTAAATTTTACTAACTCTAAAGTTCTTTCCTTTCTTCTAGGTTTATAAGAAGTTTCAATTGGTTTTAAATGAAAAAGAGTCCTAAGTTCCTTAACGCTCTTAGGACTCTTCCAGTTATACTGACGTTTCAGAATTTAACTTTTTGAATGTAGCCAACCATCACTATCAAAATACTGTCCAGGTTTTCCAGTTTTTGTGAATTTCAAAATAATGGTCTGGATAGCTTGATCTTTGGTGGTAGCACCTGTTATATATGAAACATCTACGCATCTCACATCAGAGCCATCTTTTCTACCTTCAATATCCTCTGTATGTGAAATCTCCCTGTTAAGAGCTATGTGTATAGGAAGGGCTATATCTTCTCCTTCTTCTACAAGAATAGTTCCAGTAGCAAAGTCATACTGAAAGCTACTAAACATAACCTTTTCAGGTGATGCAGATATAACTTCAGGTGTAAACCCTTCTTCTGGTTGTTGAGTGGCTGCTTCTTCATACTGCTCTAAAGCTTCTTGGTCTGTAACTGCTTTAATTTTCATTAAAGACTCCTTTTTTACTCTGTGTGGAATAAACCTATATTTATTCCCATTATTAATCTTTCTACTAATCAATGTATATTTAATACCATTAGTAGAAAAAACATCCTTATTGGACAATTTTGCCATTAGTTTTCCCAATTTTGTTTGTTGAGATCTTTCACTAACTTTGCCCATCATTTTAAAATCATAAAATGGATCAAGATAATCCAATCTTTTATCCATATACTTCTTCACTACACTTAACGCATTTTTAGAGGAAAAAACTCTACCATCCTCAAATGCATCAAATAACTCATTCAATAATGCTCCCTCTAATCCAACTGTTGGATTTTTTATTGGAGCCTTAGACAACAAATCACTAAGTTTAAGTTTAGTCATTTAGTTAGAACCTTGATTGCATGGAGTATCATCTTCTTCTTCATCTCTCCAGCTATCATGGCTATAGGTTGTGTTTATATCCTCTGTTCTTGCCATCAAATCAACTGGCAATTTAGTAGGACAGTGCTCTACCTTTAGAGTGTGGATAGAGTTGGCAATAGTGACTAGATCATCAATAGTTCTTACTGTACATTGCTTCTTACCTGTTAGAAAAAAGATCCAATCAACTAACTTCTTTTTTGAATCAAACTCACTAATTCCAATAGGTGGAATAGATGGTAGCTTCTTAAAATAAACCTTCTTGGTAGAGTGATCATAAACTGAATGTCCAGATCTCATCTCTTCCATTAGAGATTCAGTTTCTGGACTGATGGTCATATCCAAAAACGTTGGTTCTTCTTCAGTAACCTCTCCCTCAATCTCTTCAGAAACTGTGGTTTCCTCTGATACTATTAGACCTTCAATGTTCAATTGCTCAGACATATGGACTCCTTTTTTTCTTCCAATTGCCAATGGGCTATGCCTTTTTTCTCTAATTCTGTAGCCTTATCTTCAAAAATTGAATAATCATATTCATCTGACTCATAAAAAAAATCTACATACTCAACCCAATTATCCCCAAACAAAGAAAAAAGATAGTCTTCATCATAACCCATACTAATAGCTTCTTCTTTTTCTGATTCCTTTTCATCTAACTCTATCTGAACTTCACTCCAGTATCCCATTTAGACTCCTTTTTTAACAAAAAAACGTTATATCCTTCTCACCATAATGAACAGACTCCAAGTCACTATGACAAGGTGGATCAGTTGTTCCATAAATCTTCTTATAAAGACCCAATTTTTCTTCAAAATCTATGATCTGCTGTAATATTTCTTCTTTCCCCAAGAAGAAATCTATTTCAGTTCCATCATCTCTAAAGAAAAAACTTTCATAATTACCATATGAATCTGGTGCGTTACACGCCCCTGTTTTCTTAATGATGTTGTAAATCTTTAAAGATCTTTTCCTCAACCTTTTATAGTCTTTAATTTCATCCTCATTTAGATTAAACCCCCTTTTTAAATAAGGGATGAATTCTTCATTGATTACACCATTAGGGTTTGGGGTTGGTGGTTGATGTTTTATCCCTATGAGAGACACTTTGACTCCTTTTTTTTTCATTTGTTTAAGTTAACTCCCTAAAACAAACTCCTAACATCTTTATTTA